AATACTTTGGATAGATGTGATCCAGTGGTAATCAAGGCTTTTGTATCTAATAGGTGGGATGAGACTAAGGTTTTAATACTATGGGGTGATACCGGATTGGGCAAAACTTCTATGGCAAAAATATTAGTCCCCAAGCCAGCACTCATGGTTAGTCATCTTGATGATCTGAAGAAGTTTAGATCCGGGTACCACTTGGGTATAATCTTTGATGATGTTTCCATTAAGCACTTGCCGGAGACCAGTCAAATACATTTACTAGATGGTTTTGATACGAGATCTATACATGTACGTTATGGTACGGTTACTATTCCTAAGAATACTCCTAAAATATTTACTTGCAATGAATTTCCAGTAACTAGAATTCCGGCAATAGAGAGAAGAATACAAGCTATAAGGGTGACTAACTTTATTATGGGTCCTTGAAATAAAATCTACTTTTTAACCTAAAGCTAGCTATATTATCTAACGGTGAGGTTCCAGTAGCATCATATGGTATTACTCCTATTCCAATAATATCTTTTTGATATTTGGGTACGTTGCCATTATCTGCACTATAAGATATAATCCTATTAAGTGGAAGATAGAAACTATGATATCTACTAATTTCCTTTTCACGGTCAAGTAATGGATTGATGTCAACGGTCCATTTGCTAGTTGAATGAACAGTGATATACTTATTGTAGAGTACTTTATACTTATCAGTATTAAGCATTTCTAGCAAATAGTTATTCCCAGTAACAACTCCACTCCACATATTAAGAGGAGTAGTAGTCAGTTGATTTACTGGCAAGGTGATAGCGAAGATTCGATAAATTACATTAGGCCTATCACCTTTGTTTGACAACCACATTTTGATTTTAAGTCCTTTACCCCAGACTTTATCTCCGATACGGGTGAACTGATTGTTACCTTGAAGGGTTTGAAGCATGTTGTAATCATGAACCCAGTTGAGTACAGCACCAGTACCTCCATTGTGATACAATTCGTGAAATGTGTTTATGTCAAAGTATTTGGTCTCGTTGAGCCGTAATAGAGAACGTGCGCTAAAGCCAGGACGCCTAGAACGATAACGCTTCCGACGATTATAACGAGTTCGCTTTCTGCTAGCATAACGAGAGGCAGCCTTTCGGTATTTTCTACGCCTGAAGGCCATAAATTAATTAAAGAAAAATTCGAACCGAGGGGTTTTATACCCCTGTGGGAGGGGAGCGAGTGGTAATATTAACACTCGCTCACGTGATCCTCCCATCACCCCCAGATTGTGTTTTTATGTAGGGGTCGAGTTTTTTGTGCTTCGCACGACCCCGCCCGCGCGGGGGCCCCGGATGTTTACGGATTGTGTTAAGTTGTAGGGGTACCCCTGTATTTATTCTGAATGGTGTAACCAAAAGTGTTGAGATAATTTTGTGTTTAGTTTTTAGTTTGTTTAGTTTTTTTGTTTTTCTATGTTTCAGTTTAATAGCAAGAGTGTTTGTTTGACGTATAGTAATGTCTGCCAGCAATCATCAATTACCATTGACGCCGCCTGTATCCGAGAGTTCCTCTGTAATATCCATAAGCAGCAGGGAGTTCAATACATCTGTGTATCTAAGGAATCGCACAAGGACGGTTCATCTCATTTTCACGCAGGGATACTCCTCCGACAATCTTTACGAACAAGGGACGAACGATTCTGGGATCTCCATGGAATTCACCCCAACGTCCAGTCAGCACGCCAGTTCCAATCTTGGGTCAAGTACGTAAAGAAAGATGGCGACTTTATTGAAGAGGGTTTTCTAGTTGACAATAAACCTGGTCCTAAAGAAATAGTTGAAATGGCTAAAAGTATGGATAAATTAGAGTTCTTAGCTTACATGTCAGTTAATAAGTTTCAATATGCTACTACAATTTGGGAGATGGCTCATCCAGATCTGACTCATACTATAACTTCTGAAATGGTACTTAATACTTTGGATAGATGTGATCCAGTGGTAATCAAGGCTTTTGTATCTAATAGGTGGGATGAGACTAAGGTTTTAATACTATGGGGTGATACCGGATTGGGCAAAACTTCTATGGCAAAAA